GTGATCGAACACGTACGAGAATGGTACATACTGTGCTTCTCATACAAATGGGAAGACCAAAAATCTACTCACGTTGTAAGCCTTCAAGACTTTGAGCTTTATGGCAGCGATCCTGAAAACGATTTGCATGTTATCGAAAAGCTGTGGAAATTATTGGATGAAGCTGACGTGGTTATCGGCCACAACTCTGACGCATTCGATATAAAGAAAGCCAACGCCCGGTTCGCTTACCATGACCTCGGCCCAACCAGCCATTACCAAACCGTTGACACATTAAAGATCGCACGAAGACATTTCAAATTCAACAGCAACAGGCTAGGACACCTCGGAGAACACCTTGGACTCGGAGGTAAAGAAGCCACAGGAGGATTCCAAACATGGGTGGGTTGCATGAGGGGTGACGTTAAAGCATGGGGAACCATGAAGAAATATGCCAAACAGGATGTAGATCTTCTTGTCGATGTGTACGAACGGTTACGTCCGTGGGCTACCACACATCCCAATAGAAACGTGATCGACGCAACTTCACATGCATGTCCGACGTGCGGCAACAACGTGCTGCAAAAGCGTGGTACTCGGGTGACTCGGACCATGATGTATCAGCAGTATCAATGTCAACGCTGTCGGTCTTATTGCAGGGCGAGGCTGGCTGAAAACGTGGCACGTCCTGAAGTTGTTTAGAGAAAGTCAATCATTCTTGGGATGGGATCGTATTGCAAGATACGTGTCTCACATTTCTTGCAACGACATTCCCCAATCAAATATTTTGCTATAGTCCCATGCCGTTTGAAGTCAGATGCTTCCCATTCTGTCCAACCTCGGGCGTCTATTATCATTAGTAATCTTCCGGGTTTTCTGAATCCTCTTTAATTAACTCAGCCATTCGTTCCGCTTCTGTTTTTGTTCTGTACCATTCACGAATCTGGCTGTCGCAGATAACTGCATACCCTTGGATACTTAATCCTGCGCCAATTCGTGCTGGAACTGGTTGTACCTTGACTTTCATATTTTACTCCTAGTCACGGCTATCAGCATTTTACCACTCAATGTGAGGTAAAGGGCGGGACGCCAAGGTAGAAAGGATAAAATCCCTGACGCCCCTTCACCGGCAACCAACCGGCTAGCCCTCGTTCTGTTGGTTTACTTCGCTGTCCCATTCCGGTCCCTTTAATGACTTCCGCATCTCCCTTAGCCTTTCAAGGTTCTCTTCTCTTGGGAGATATTTTCTTTCGATTGCTTTGATTTCCATTTGGTCACGACGAAGTAACGACTGGTAGTGCGTCCTGAACTCAGAGATCGCAGGCCAATACGGGTACTGGCGTGTCAATTCGTTAATGCATTTCGCTGCCACAGTTTTCTGTAAACTCTTCAGCGATGTATGCCACAGCTTCAACGTTCCTTCTGGAATAGTGCTGGACTTGAACCAGAGTTGTGACATAAGCATAAGTACTTCATCAGCTTCGGTATCATTCATAAAGCGCGGGCTCCATCAAAGTCATAATCCATGTTGACGTAACAAGATGTTCAGCATAATCAGCAGCCGAGTCAAATCCGTTGAACGGTCCGACAGCCTCGAAGCCATCATGTAATGTGCCTTGCAATATTATGCATGGCTGGCTGATCTCTGGATGCTCATCCCATCTATCAAAATTGAGGGCAGCGACATCATCACTAACTGAGTCAGCACATTTTCCACAACCAGCGACACTCATTTCATTCCCCGTGCTGTAAGAATCTGTTCACGAGTGAACGCATCATGCTCGACCAGAGAAGTGTCACGTCGCACACCACCCTGCGCCTTCCGTTTCTTCTGCCGATAGTTCTCTTGGTATTTGCGATGTTCCTCTAAACAATCAACGCACTTACACCCATTACCATAATTCGCTGGCGAAGGTTTCCCTCTACAGCTATAGCCCGCTCTCCGGGTTCTGTTTACTTTCCCCATTTATTCTTTCCTTCCTTAACTTTAGTATTCTCTTTCCGAGTTTGCCAAACTTGTTATCGTTCTCATCTTTTTGTCGGCGTAACGCAGTTTCGAATGCTGATTCAGTAAACGCCCACGTAATCTCCAGTGCGTCATAGCATTCATTTAAGCTCCAGCCCGCTTGTACGGCCATCTGAACGATGTGCCGGATTCTTGTAGGCTTAACTAACGGTTTCTGTTTCTGTGCCTTCCACCAACTGTTCAGCATATGTGTCATGCTCTCGAACTCTGGGTGGTAAGGGGCGTTCAGGTTGATTAGTTCCCCCAACTTGGATCCTTTCTTTCATATCTAGCCATTCTTTTAACATGCCTGCAAAGTGAGCAAACTCCATAACAACATACGCACCGCCAGTCCCAAAGTTCCGACGCTTCACAAGTGCTACCCCATAGTCTGCGTCACCATTAATTCTTTCCTGTTCTGTCTCCTTCATTATCTCCGACAAAGAAGACAACGCATCCTTCCGGTTCTTACATTCGAATACAAACTCAGGAAGCCACGCACTCTCGATGTCCCCGGTGTCTTTATTCCCAGACAGAGGTGATCGACGAAAGCCTTTCGGTCCTCCAAATATTATGTGTGATAAGAAACGAACACACTCAGTTTCCCAAGCGGTCCCCTTTTGTTTTGCTTTGCTCATTATCCCAAATCTGGTGGTAAGAAATCTTCGTCTTCGTAGTCTCTAAGAAATAGTTGCATCGAATTTTGAACTAAGAATGAACGTGCTTGCGCCATCTTATTATTCGGATCCATTTGATATCCAGCAGGATGAGCATCGAATCGGTCTACCATTTTGATCGCTGCAAACTCAACTGCATCTGCAAAATCTTTAGGTACTACTACCGAAAAGATAGTGACATCATCATTCAATATCGGAATCAAAATACTATTATTGTCGTCCACTAAAAGGGCTCCTCACCATCCGCGAACCCCTTTTGTATAGCTTCAACTGCTGCTGTTTCTACCGTATCACTTCGGGTACCTTTCGGTTCCCATCTCCACGAAGGGCCAGCATCGTCAGCGTATAGCCTAAGTTTCTTGGTGGTCTTGCCTTCTTTGTTAGTCCACTCGTCTTCTTTCATGCGCCCTTTGACTAACACCCGGTCACCTTTTTGTAGTTCAGCTATACGTTCGGCCAGTATGTCGAAACATTTGACATCGAACCAATGCACTGCCTTAGTTTCGTTACGCCCCGTAGTCACAGCTACGGAAAACATCATGTTTGCTTTCCCTGCTTTAGAGAACCTTAACTCAGGCGTTTGCCCTATATTCCCGGCGATACTTATATCACTCATCTTCTTCCATCCTTTTATTGAGTATGTCTGCAAGAACATAGTCCTTGTCTTTCTTATGCCAGAGATGCAGACCTAAGCCCAACCTCATAGCACACCTTTTAATACCATCAGATGCACATGCCTTTATACGTGCTCCGTCTGTCTTCCAGTTGCTCGGATTCTCGCACTCACCAACCTCTTGTATCGAGGTAGTTCGTCCGTCAACATCAACAGTAAGAGTACAGAGGATACCAGTAGCAGTACCGTCAGCATCCCGAATAATAGTATCAATACTAAAATCATATGGTCCTACCATCCCTAATAAGAATTGGGTAACAATCCCATGCGGCACATAAGCTGCCGCAAATGCTCCTGGTTTGCTTTCAATAAACCTCTCTGGAAATGGTGTAGCTAACTTAGATAATTGACTCAAAATATTCTCCCTTACATTTAAGAATTTCGCTTACCGAATCTCCCATTGAGATCCCACATAAGCTGTAATGCCCACAGTATTTACATTCCCAAGGCGTATCTTCATCACCCGTATTCCAAAGGGCTTTCAATCCATCAGGTATCACGTCATCACTCAACGCCATACCAGCTTGGGCGCATTCATCGGACATTACATAGTTTGCTATAACACGGAGAGTGGCCCCTGTCTGGTCGATCACATCATCTATGTCAATCAACCACTCGACCATATCTCCAGCCCGTGCACTGTCTTTCCACTTTCCCGGTGTCGCATCAGTACACACGTACACCATGTGGATAAAGTTGTGACCTAATCCCATAGCGTAAGCAGCAGCCTGTAACAGGTGCTCTTCCTTCGGTCCCTCTCGACGAGCTTTTCTAAACCCATAGTTACGCATCGTTTTTATTTCGACGACTATCTTGTCGTCACTATCGTTTACATACACTCCATCGGCGTGACCTGATCGCATGAACTCAGGCAACGATACAGGTACCTCAGCTTCGAAGTCTTTGAAGACAACAGCGTTAGCTTCTAACGCACTCTGAATTTGTTCATGTAATGTGTTACCAATTTCTCTGGCTATGAGCCCGTTGGCTGCGTTCTCGAAGTTGAATGTAGAGAATGGTAGTTCCAGTCCGTCATATATCTGTTTACGGATACACGAACTGACACCTGACGCACGCAGAAACGACCCATCAGCAGTGGCTTTCTTGTCGTCAGCTACTCCAAGGTCAGCTAAAGCCCAGGCTACTGATTGAATCTCTTGCATCTATCAGTTACCTCGGGCCTCATCAATGAGGCGATCCGCATAGTCCGATGCAGCAATTCGTCTGGTACCTTCGAAGTCGCATTCGCATTCTTCTAGGTCTTCGCAGACCGGGCATTCGTCCCAGTCTGGTGGTTCCATTGAATCGTATTGGGCTTGCGCCATTTCAAAACTCATTGTTCGTACCTCTCCCCGTCAATAGCCAAGATCTTCACTTGACGTTCTTCGTGCACAGCAAAACTGTAATGATCGTTCATCTCATCAAAGTTATCTGTTTCACCCATTTCTAGAACTTCATCAATAGCATCTTCGGGATCGGCGTCACCTTCATATTCGATAGTGACTAACCAATACAAAGTTTGAGCTACCTCAACTTCAAATGTTGTCATCCTTCTCCTCCAAGTTCTTTCTCAGGAAAATACTTATCTTCCTTCGCTTGTTTTATTTGTCGATCAACATCATCCCAAAACACATCATCATAAGTTTCAGGTACAACTTGTCCTGTCCCGCTGTGATACCCCTGACTAGTACTACGCCACACATATTGAGGACCAGCATGACGCTTAGCTCTAGTCGAAGGTCGAGTCTCTTGTCGATGACACAACAAACACATAACTCTTTCAACCATGCCTGCCGTTTCAGCACGCTTCATCAACGGACCCAATAACCGTCCTTCTTTTAATGTCACTCCAGCTAGCTCTAACTCTTCGTGAACTTCATCCGTAGTCCATTGCGTACGTGGATGAAACCGTTGATAACAACGCTGAATAGCTTGCTTCACCACCATTTTCTGTGACGGCGCAGCACCTAACTCAACCTGAGCCATAGCAGTATCACGTAACTCTTTCCCCGTTCTCATTCACTTACCCCCGTAAGTATCTTCGCAGCTTTCTCGGTTACAGGTAGTTTACCAAACATCACGGCTGCTTGATGCCTTTGTGTACGTTCAAAGCTACTTTTCAAACCCTTAAACGATTTATCTTTCTGCTCCCAGGCTTGAATAGCCATGAGTGCACCCCACTTAGTACCCATAATAGGTTGAACATCCTCGTCATTAAAGTAACGATGATGCAACCCCTCTTGGGTAGTGTCCCAACGAGTAACAATATTTCGATACCCTTGCTGACTCTCTCCCGGCTTACGTCGAGGCATAGGGAATAACTGGTGACGCAACTCACGCCATTGCTCATTAACAAACTCTTCGTTCGCCATACGCTCAATCATTTTGCCGTATCGCACATTCCTTTCATACCCATCACACAAAGCCCGAACAGCTTCCTCCATCATGCCCTGCGGATCACCAATCTTTTTGAACTTAAAGATCGCATCCTTATCTAAGATGTTCAGCTTAAAAGTATTGGCACACACAACAGCATGTGCTGATTGAGTAGCAATCAACGGCACATTCTTATCGTGCCCATTACCAATGTTAAACATCGAATGGACATGCGACCAGCCAGGAATATCAATACCATCCTTAAATTTTAAGGACACATACCCAACAGCACCATTGTCATAGGTACCAACAGACTCGATGGTTTCCACAAGATCAGTGTCGAGCAGCATCCCGGTTAGGTCATCAGCCATGAACCGATGCTGAACTATCTGATATCTGCTACTTACTTCCGCATATGCATGGGGATAGTTAAGCATCTTCAAGACTTGTCGGCCTTCAAGAATTTCACTTACCCCGTGATGTTCAATGAGTATGGGTGTACGTTCAACCTCGCACCAGTCGAAAGCATCACGAGCTTCCTCCCAATGAATAGGTCCAACAGTACCCAGCTTGTGCCAAGCAGCCTGACGATACAAGGCATTCTCAGCATCAAGTGTTGTCATCTGATGTGACATATATTTCTCCCTTTATTTGTTTTATGTTTTTCTTAGAGTCATCTTCCCCTTGGAATGAGAACCAAATGGATAACGTTTAGTGGTTGATTCCAAGGAGAAAGAACTTATTTATTAATAGAACCAACGGTTGCTTCATCCGTAATCTCGTTAAGAGTATTCACTCCGGCTGTTTCAAGAATTTCTTTAGCAGTCTTATGCTGATCCCGAGATTCAACAGCCCCATCAATATGCATTTGAAGCTCATCAATCTTGGCACTGTGCTGCTCAATAGTCATGTCACCAAAGAGCATGTGACAACCATTCACCCGCACAGACACACGACGAATATCAAGAATCTCAGGCACTAAAAACTCTTCAACGATTCCAGTTATAGCATTAGTAACCTTTAGATGTGCGCCCCTATTCTCCTCAGCAGCCCTAGCCATCTCGGCTCGACGCACCTGTGCATTAATAGTTATAGCGAACCCATTCAACGCAGGCCATAGCCACGTCCAAAGCTCTTCGCTTTTCCCATCAGCCACAAATGTTTCAACGTTTGCCTTTAACCCAGCAAGCGCTTGTTCACGTTCGAGTTGTTGTTCAGCAAACGCATGACGCAACATCCCGTAAACGGTGGGGGTATATGTTTCTGTCTTTGTAACCATTTCTTTTCCCTTTCATTGAGATCTTCGGGAGAGGGGGCTTATACGGAAAATCCACGTTGGCTCACCCCTCTCCCTTTCTTGCAGCTACTCAGGTAACACACCGTGCCAGGCTTCCCCGGTCTTAGTGCGAGCCTCCAAGTAACTACGTTCTAAAAGCGGCGTGCTTCCAACATTGCGTCAGTCACGCCAGCGTCCTGCATTTTGATAGCCATTTGCATAGCACGCTCATTCGATTCACGTTCCATGTGATCAAGCATCGCTCCGACATCTTCTTCAATCCATTTGAGTAACACAAGTAACTCCCCAATACCGCCCCGGTCTGGGTCTCCTTCTTTTATATCTGTGATGCGTTGCTCAATGTATTCCACTACCCCTTGCGATGTACTGCAATCGGGAATGCGTATAGTCTTTGCTCTTATCATTGGTCCCTTTCTTATAGTTATTGTACCTTTTAGTGTCAAGAAGTTCAACAATCCCACTAACGATGAAGTTCAAGGTGTCGCTTCGGACTTGGTTAGTGAGATTATTGAACCCTCGGCGAGGTTTCACTGGGTATCGAGCATCACGTGGCCGGAGGCTCAACAATCCCACTAGCAGTACTTGTTTGGTTATCGCCGATCCGGTGGCTAGTGAGATTATTGAACCGCTCATGTTTACGTGGCGAGTCGGGATGTCGATTCATAGTTAGGACATAAGGGGCTCAATGATCCCACCAGCGGCAATAATCGGGGTATCGCAAACAACTCGGCTAGTGAGATTATTGAACCTCTCGATACTGATTTAGATATCGTATATATGATGGAGGGGCTCAACAATCCCACCAACGTGTGATGACTGGGTAGCGGGGGCGACCTGGTTAGTGAGATTATTGAACCTCCCCCTCGGTCTAGCTTTGGGTATCGTGCCTTTCTCAGAGGGAGAAGGTTCAGATCTTAGGCAGCTACCAACATCTTTTTCTGTTGCGGTGCGGGACTCAACTCCAGTACACCAAGATCTACCAGATCATCACGTGCAGCTACCCAAAAATCTCGGAGTATTGTTTTACCTACCTTACGAAGTGCAGCATTCATACTATGTTGAGGCGTCCAATCTCGTTGATCATAAACGACACGAGCTTCATCGTAAACATCACGGTAAGGCGAACGAGGTCTAACAACCCCATTCTTATTTGGATTGCCTTCCATCATCATAGTGTTACTCGCTATCACATAAACAAGAGCTTTCGCTCTAGGATTCCCCAATGCTGTGGCTTCCTCCGGTGACATACCTTTCGCTCTTTTCCTAGTCGAATCACCAACCCCACAATATGACCACAACTTCCCAACATTACGCACAAAGTATTCATCCGCTACAAGAATCCGTTTCTTCTCAGTCTTACTTCCCTCTTTCCATTTCGGATTCGGTTCCCAATGATGAGGAAACGCAAGACACGGATGCCCAATCTCTCCAGCAAGACGAGCAATACCTTTATCACCAATACCAACAGTCCCAAGAAACTCAGTGACATGATCCCCTGAGAATGCTGTCACCATTTTCTTAATCAACACCTTCTCTGTTTTCTTTTCGCTTCTACAAATCCCAGTGAACGAAGAACTAATCTTCGCCTCCGCAATGTCCTCCTCAGTGGGATTAAGAACCCCCACATCATGTAGAAGAGCAACGAAACGAGGATCTTTCTTACTAATCTTCTCCCCACCCCCAATCAAAGGGTCATTCATCGCAGACATATGCACCCTATTCTCATAAGACACACGCACATCCATTAACTCAATCAAGTTACGGGCATACAGTTTCAAATCAGTAAACTGCATTTGGATATCATTCACAGTTGGTGTAACCATTACTTCATTCCATTTCTTTTAGGTTGTGTAGCAGTTCGACGGCTATGGGAAGGGGAGGAGGGGGGTCTCCAGTGCCCTTCGTTGTAACCTTGGGTAAGTCGACCAAAAAAAGGGAGCCAAGCGTGACCAGCACGCCTGACTCCCCTTCTTTTCGGTGTGTTAGCTCCAGTCGCTCGGCGCTGCCGCTCCCGCCTCGCCACTGACGTTCTCGTCGTTTTCGTAGTTCTCGATTTTGTCCGCACGTTCCTGTGCCAATGTCGGCTCGATGATCTTCCATTGGTAGTCATTGATCACTAGGTACTGGCGGCGACGAGTCCTTGAACGCTCTTCGGTCCAATCGGCGTCAAGTTGTGCAAGTCTTTCAACCCGGTAACGACCGTCCTTTTTGACGCCACTCTTTAGCATGTGCACCTCGTAGTAGCGTGGCCCGTCGGTCCAGTCGTACTTGATGATGAACACGCAGCGGCCATAGTTGGCGTCGTCACGTGCACGGAAGCCTCGGTCTATCGAGTCTTTCGAACCTTTGCTGCTCAACTTGTGGACCCCTGCCCAATGCGCTTGTTCTAGTACTGGGAAGAGGTAGGTGTCATTGAAGTGCGCTTGTGTTTCCGTCACCTCGGACTGTGCTACCTTGCTTTTGCCCCAGTCGCTCATTATGTTGAGGATTGCCCTGTCGTCATGCAGTGGCGGATTGTCGCCAATGTAGAAGTAGATGACCTTTCCGGGTTGGCTGTTGTCCAGATCCTCCCATGCTGATTTGAGCGCATCAAGCCAATGACTCTCCGTGGCATGGACGCTGTTATGCCCGGCATCTGCTGGTGCATCGACCATTTCGCCGGTGTGGATGGATTGCACTTTTGTTTTCGTATTGCTATTGGATGTTGACATGACTTTCATTTTCCTTTTCGTTGGAGCGGAGTTCCTCCACTCAGTTAAGTGTCGCAGAGGCACGCCGATGTGCGGTGGGTCAAGATCCCAAGCGAAGCGAAGCCGCCGAATCAGTTGTGTTACGAAACGGGTTTCTTCGTAACAGAACTGACACATCTCTGATGTGGGCGGGCGGCCCTCGGTTGGGCCGAGGTTCTCTTGACGCAGTGCACATCGGTGTGCCTAATCCATCATCAATTTCCCGTATCGCCGACGGCGATGGAAATTTATGACACCCGGCCCCGGCGTCGGGGCAAATTAGAATCATCAGTTGCGTCACGATTCTAATTTAGGGTGCTCTCGACCTCCGGTCCCGAAGGCCGGAGGTTCTAGCTTCTACGTTCAATGCGTAGAAGTGACTCGCCGCTTACACCACCTACACTTCCAGCAATCAGCGGCGAGGCATCGAGAGTGGAAGTGACGACACTGAGAACCCCAGCAAGAGCCAAGCTCTGCTTGGGCAATCACGGCGCAGAGCCGTGATCTCGGCGTCCACGTCTCGACAGAAATGCACCGCACCAGCGGTGCCTGTCGATTGCGGCCCCAAGCCGCTCGTTAATCGTTAGCCCTGTCCCTAAACCGAGGCAGGTACAAAGCAGCGCTCGCCGCTGCCCTGCCGTACACACCACCCGAAGGGCGAAGGCATATCCCCCCCCCAAACAATAGTCAGGGGGACGGGGGGTGGTTTGGTGTGTTTGTTTTCTCGGACAGGGGGGGATGTGCCGAGACTCCCCTCCTAATACATATGATTATCGTTGTTTTGGGGGGTTTGGTTCAATGGTTTGGGGTGTGGGTGGTTTTTGCCCTGGCCCTCCGAGTGTTTGTGGCCGCTCTTGCCGTTGACCTAACCGCTCTGTGTTGGTCGTTCCGTGCCCCCCTGTTTTGTGGGGCCGTCGTGTCTGGACACGGAATCAGATGCCCCTCTGACGGGCGATCGGACCGTTGTTAGCGGCGGGTGTGTTGGTAGTGTAACATCTTGTTTGTTCCCTTTGTTGTCCTTTTGGAGTTTTTTGATGGTTGAACGAACTGATAAGTCAGAACAAGAACGTATTGCTGCTCAGCAGGCGGCTACTGACCATATTTATCGGTTGATGCGTGGTGACGGTAATCAGTCACGTATTAATGATGGGCAACCGTCGGCTTCTTGAATAGTTAGTGGCTAAATTAACTTCGAAGAAACGTAATGCGTTACCTGATAGCGCTTTTGTGTATCGGGGTACACGCAAATATCCCATTAACGATCTTCCTCATGCTCGTAATGCATTAGCTCGTGTGTCTCAACATGGATCGGCAGCAGAGAAAAGAAGGGTGCGTTCAGCGGTACATGCTAAGTTTCCGTCATTGAGAGATTGATGACTGATGACGATTGAAGATGTAGCTGAAAAAGCTGATGCGTGGTCTGAAGCAATAAAAAAGATTATTAAATCTATTACTGCTGCGGGTATTGCTTTAGCTACCGCTATTGGTGCTTTGTTGATGTGGTGGCCTTCGGGGTCCGCTGAAACGCCGGTAACTGAACCTTTGCTGCAAGGCACAGGGTATGGTCCGCAATGTTCTCAACTTTACAATACTATTGACATCACTTGGACTGAACAGCAGTGGGTTGTTTGGGAAGGTCTTAAACGAGACATGGACTGTTAATGGCTGAAGACATCGAAAGCGACTTCAAACAAATCAAAATAAGCCGTTTAACACTCGGACTCATCATGTCCGTAGCAGTCACCAGCGGAGTCATCGTCTGGAACGCCGCCCAAGTAGCAGGCCGCATCAGCGAACTAGAACAAACAGTCAACCGAGTCGAAGCCGACATGGGCGACCTCAACTTCGAAACCGACCCCGCAATCCTTATAAGACTCGGTGACCTAGAAGAAAAAATTGATGAGCTTGCCAGTATGGACCACAATGCGGAACTCATGTCCCGCATCGCGGAACTAGAAGAATGGCATGACGAACTCGACCGTAACAACGGTGAAGAGTTCAGATGGGAAATAGAAGACCTTCACCACCGATCCTATGCATTCGAAGAAGCCCTACGAAGTCGCACCTGGGGTGACGAAATACTTAGAGAATTTTTTGGTTGGTAATGGGACGCCCAGTGGACTGCGGCTGCGAAGAGGAAGAGTGCATTTGCCACTTCTACCACTACAACTGTGCCTGCGATCAATGCCCGGACTGTGCAGATGACTGTTTTTGTTTCAACTCAGAGGATGCAATGGAATTTCAAGCTGATCCCCAAGATCTTTTCGATGATGGCATGTGGATGTCGTTAAACGAATTAGGTGAACGCCCAGAACTAGACCCGTTTTTGGATGACACACCTATTGAATGCGGATTAGAGAATCCCGACATATGTGAATCGTGCCAATAAGGGGCCACAATGCCATCAGGCAAAGCAACAACAGTAGAAAAATGGGCCGACTATTTGGCGTTTCGACGCCAAGGCCATTCTTTGTACTCTTCGGCCAAGGAATGTGGGCTTTCGTATCATGCATGTCGAGATGCGGAAGGCGGCAAAGCCCCACGCAACTTCCTTGTCGCCCAAGAAGCTCTCGGTAAAACTATTCAACCAGAAGTTCCAGCTTACGAAGACCTTATTCCCGAAGCCCAAGCAGCATACGACGACATCACAATTTTTGCTAAAAGATATTTCGGGATTGTGCTCCAACCCTGGCAGATAGAAGCCACCGAACAAATAATGGGGCTCCTCACAACCGAATTCGAAGAATACGTTGTAATAAACGCCCCACCGGGCACCGGAAAGTCAACATTTTTTGCGAAAGTTCTTCCAGCTTGGGCAACTGTCCGTAATCGGGCCATCCGTGGAATGATCGGATCGTCCACACAACGCCTATCAGAGTGGTATGCCCGTAGATTGCGTGCAGAACTTGATCGAGTGCACCCAGTCAGAGCCGAATTGAACGATGTGCGACTCAAACTTGCTGTCGATGCTGAAGCAACGCTGATGGAAGACTTCGGAATGTTCAAACCAGACTCCTCAGAGATTTGGCGTGCCGAAGCGTTCACCGTTCTACAAAAAGATGACGTACCACTCTCCCAGAAAGAACCCACATGGTCTGCGTTTGGCATGGACTCCGGTTTCTTGGGTGGCCGTTTCGATTTAGTGATCTGGGACGACGTATACGACCCACGGAAGATGCGTTCCGGCGAAGCACGTGAGGATATGCGAAGATGGTGGGATGAAGTTGCGGAAACCAGGCTCGAACCTGGCGGACTACTCGTATTACAAGGACAGCGAATGTCCGCTGACGACATTTACCGATACGCACTTGATAAGGTTGCGCCCCCCGACGAGTTCGAACTCGACGAATTCGATCCAGAAGACGCACCAGAAGAATGGCGAAAATATCATCATCTCAAATATAAAGCGCACCATGACGAACTTTGTAAAGGCGATCACAAACCTGACGCCGCACCGTGGCCCGAAGGGTGCCTACTTTACCCTCGTAGACTCCCGTGGCGACGACTCCGACACATCAAAGCCCAAACCCCAGACCGATTCGAAGTTCTCTACCAACAATCAGACGTAAACCCTGCCAATGTTCTCGTCGATCCGTTGTGGGTGAGTGGCGGCGAAGGCGAAGATGGCGTATTCCACCCCGGATGTTGGGACAACGACAGAGATCTGTGGGAACTACCCAACGGAATTTCTGACGACCTGTTCATTGTCGCTACCGCCGACCCGTCACCCGCAAACTATTGGGCAATCCAATGCTGGGCCTATAACCCTGAAACCGAGTTCCGATATTTGTTAGAATCATATCGTCGGAAGATGGATGCCCCAGCGTTTCTTGACTGGAGCCACGAAACTCAGTCATTCTCAGGAGTAGCTGAAGATTGGTGGCAAATAAGTAACGATATAGGGCACCCAATCACTCATTGGATTATCGAAGCGAATGCTGCACAAAAGTTTATTTTACAATACGATCATTTTAGACGATGGGCAGCATTAAGAAATGTCCAACTTGTTCCGCACTATACGCATTCACGTAACAAAGGTGATCCCAAGTACGGAGTGCAGATGCTTGCGCCGTTATGGCGTGTTGGCAGAGTGCGTTTGCCGGGCAAACATAACACCGAAGCAAGACCCCATTCGCTTTTATTGATTAACGAAGTAACCCGATGGAATCCCGAAGGTACGGGTTCACGCACAGACGACTGTGTTATGGCAGAATGGTTCCTAGAGCATAACTTAGAGAAGCTCTATACTCCGAGTATAATCAACAATCGTCAGTGGCGACCCACATGGGTTTCCAGTGCATCAGAAATGTCGGTGAGGTAAGTGTGAAGACAGTCGAAGAAATTGTCTCCTTGTATACCACACGATCACGTGTCAATGACGGAGCGAAAGCCCGTATGCGAGATGTTCGAGATTACTATAACGGTGACGTTATCGTACCACTACCCGAACTTGATTCCGACGAGAAATCTGCGGTAGCTAATTTACTTTCACAAGGTTTAGATCAAACCGCAATGCGAATTGCGTCAACCGCACCAGATATTTATTGTCCCCCCACTGATCCTTCAAAGAAACGGTCACGGGACAACGCCGGTATTCGCCGCAAAGCACTATTCGGTTGGTGGGAAAACAGCCGTATGGATCTACAACTTGCCAAACGGGCACGGCATCTTATCGGTTACTCCACAACGTGCACACAAATACGATTCAATCGTAAAACTGGTGCACCGGAATGGTATCTACGTGATCCTCTTACCACCTATCCGGCAAGAATGCTGGGTGTGGAAGATATGCGTCCACGTGACATCATTTTTGCGTACGACCGTTCTATTGGTTGGCTACAAAACATGTATCCTGACGCTGCATACAGATTCGGTGCAGATGGCAGAGCAAACGAAGATCAACCAATAAATCTTATCGAATATGTTGACGACGAAGAACAAGTTCTTATAGGGATGCGTGCCCCAGTACAAACCAGTATGTGGGCTGCACCAAACGATTCAGAGAATAAGAACCTGATTATCGAACTTGATCGAACACCGAACCTGTTGGGACAAACCCCTGTAGTTTGCGCTCAACGCATAAGTCTTGACGGTGCCAAAGGCCAATTCGATGGCATCCTGGGTATGTACCAGATGCAAGCCCGATTGATGGCCCTCGAAGTTATCGCCGTCCAAAAAGGTGTGTTCCCTGACACGTGGCTAGTAGGTCGAGCAGGAGAAACCCCACAAATCGTCAACCCTGCCGACGGTCTTACCGGCGAAGTTGGTGTGATACGAGGCGGCGACCTTAAAGACATGCAAATGCAACCGGGCTATATGACAAACCCGGCAATAGATCGACTTGAACGAGCCCAACGACTTACCGCAGGTATACCCCAAGAATTTGGTGGCGAATCCACCTCCAATATTCGTACTGGGCGCAGAGGCGACGCCGTAATGTCTGCCGTAGTTGACTTCACAGTGCAAGAAGCGCAACGAATCATGGCCCGTTCCCTACAAGAAGAAAACCGTTTAGCCATTGATGTAGCAAAAAAGTATTCAGGTAACCGAACCAAAAGTTTTTATGTTAATACCAAAAACGCGAAAGGTCATGTAGGTTACACACCTAATGTCAACTTTGACTCGACCGATAATGTGGTTTCTTACTCGCATCCGGGTGCTGATATTAACAACCTTGTCATTGGGGGCGGTCAGCGTGTTGGTATGGGCACTATGTCGAAGCGTTCGTTCATGGCTATCGACCCACTCGTCGATGATCCAGAGTTCGAACACGATACTGTAATTGGGGAACAGCTAGAGCAAGCGTTACTTGCATCTGTGCAGCAACAGGCTTCACAGGGAGCTATTCCCCCCTCCGACTTGGCACGCATCATGGATCTGGTTATTAACAACCAGATGGAACTAGCCGGTGCAGTTGAAAAAGTGCAGCGTGAAGCGCAAGAACGGCAAGCCGAAATGGTGGACGCTCTTGCGGCTGAAGCGCAGCCTGGGCTTGCAATGCCTGGGATGGGGGCTGAGTCGATGGTCGCAGAAGCAGCAGTTGCTCCCGAACCAAATATTGATGAGTTACTTGGAGCGCTATAATGCCACGAACAGGAATGGGCCAAAAAGGACAGGCTGTTCAAACAGCTACCGGACAAGAATATGGTCGGGCTGGGCAGCAAGAAGCCGCACAACAGATTATTCCGTTACCTGACGAAACTGCTCCAACGAATCTTCCCACTCGTCCCCAACGACGTGAAACGGTTGGAGGTCGTGGCAATCCTTTTCGTCCAACAGAACGTGTCATGGAAGACATTGGGGCTACACCTTCCGTAATAGACGAAGCGGTTCCTGATCTTCCCCCTGAACGTGCACGACTTATTGCGCCAGCGTTACACATGATGTATGTCACAGCTAACAATGCTTATTCTGACCCCAAACTTCGTGAGTTTGTGCGACGTATGGAAAACTTTATTCCGGCTAAATATGAACCGTTGCCATGAGTTTCAGCGAACGCCTCGACAAAATTGTCGATGCTCCGTTTGACCTTGGAGCACAAGCCGCCGATTTCTTTTTCGACGCAGCGGTGCATACTGTAAAACAGGTTAATCCCATAGATGCTCTGATCGAGTCTTGGAAAGACAACATCATGGGTATGGAATCCGATACTGGGACCGGAGAAAAAAATGTTGCAAGTGCGTTACTTGGGCCTGAAGGCATAATCGGTGCACCAATAGGTGCCCTACCCGGTCGTGTGCGTGATCCGTTCAGCCAACTTATTTGGGATCCGTTTATGACGGGTATGCAGTTTGCCTACAAAAATGTTATTGACCGCCCAGTCGGGGCATTGTTTACGGTCGAGCGAATGGTGTCCTCAGCGATACAAGAAGGTGACAGTGTTTTTGAGCGTGGCATAAATCTTGTCGAGCAGCTAATTCCGACTGGCGAATCGAAACTTTACAACGCCCAAACCTATAAACAAGCATGGGACGTAACCAATAGTCGAAGCGCAGGCCAAGCATTAGCGTTATCCATTTTCCATGTAGATATTCTTGATCCCAAAGCCCTTCAGGAAGCTCAGGGGACTAACTGGTATTTTGTTACCTCTGGTGTTTTTGACTTCGCCATGAATATAGGGCTCGATCCTGCGTATCTTCTCGCTAGAGGTGCACGCTGGGGTTACGCAATGCGGCGAGCCAAAGAAACCTACAAAGCGACCGGTGTTTATGACCCGAATATGTTGCAAACAAGTCTCGCACCATTCGAGTTTCGGCCAGCGAAACCCACACGTAAAGGTCAGCAACGGTTACGTGACGAAGAGTTTTGGGAAAACTGGAGTTACCGGCCAACGTTCCTTGACGAACCAATAGCTCCCACTATTAGCGAAGTAATCAACAGTCAAGGCTTTGATGTTTTTCGTGAACAGATCTGGAACATAGCTGAAGAAACCCGGACAAAAGTTGGGCGAGATGCGCCGCCAGCGGTTTTCGAAGATAACTTCGGGAAAGCATTTATCGACGCAGGCAAAGAAGGACGCCTCGGTAGAGGCTGGGATCGACCCGCCGAAGATATGTATACGTGGGGTCGCACAGTCGCCAAAGTTGTAGGCGACGGACCAGTCACTAATGCAAGTTGGTTGCCGTTTGACAACCTATTCAAATTAGCGTTAGCCGGTCCAGGCGGATTCCCAGCTATCGAACGTCAAGCTCGATTGATCTCAGCGATCATGTTCCAAATAGACAACATCGGTGGTGGGCGAGCACTCTTTGACGAAATGAAACGTTTAGGTAATGAAATCGGTGAGTTAGAACGACGTAGCAAAAACTCTAACGATTTAGAAGAAGTCAGCAATCTTGATGCACAGGCACAAGCACTCGGGGTACAACAACAGGCACTATTAAACAAAAATCCTGAACTTATGGACAATGTTATGTCTGTTGTTTCAGATGCATTAGCTGAAGGGGAAACAGGAATCAGGGGGCTAGCTGGATCAATAGATAGTCCCGGCTTCGCATCACCGAAACCTGGCACTACAGAATTTAACGACATGTGGACAGACCTACAGCAGCTTTCTAACATGCCGTGGAATGCAACACTGTCACTAAAGAATCTACTCGTCGAAACCTTAAAAAAAGAAACTCCAAACGGTTTCTCTAATCCCCTCATTCTCGATAAATATGCCACAGAAATCGGTGGCGGAGTAGTGAAAGCAGCAGCCGACGAAATCTTGTCAATGCATGATATTCCACCGCTTATTGACCAGCAACTTCCCTATCTCGGTCCAATGAATCGGCTCGGCTATAAAGCCAAAACATTCTTTGAAAAGTCAGGCACATATCGCAACATAATGGGCACCAACGCTGTCCGCATGGTTGTAGAAAAGGTCGCCCAAAACATTATCGACCTACAACAACCAAGCCTTGCCTATGTCCAAGTTGAACGAATGCTACGAGATGTCGAACGCATCGCAGCGCCACAAGCCACTACAATCCCGTGGCGTCCTGACGCTAGTCGTGTAAATATTTTAGATGTAGCCGGTCTAAGTGTAGACGATGTACTCATAGAATTTCTCAATAAGTCGGATGACAAGATTGCACTTCAACAACATTTCGACGACGTTGTAGAAAAAATCAATAACACGATTGTCGAACAGTTAGGTCCGATTGTCGATAAAACTACTGGCGAAATAGCAAAGCTAACCGATAAGGACCTCCGACAAATTCTCAATGGTCAAATCGTCGATGCCAAAGAGCTTGTTAATAAAGCCGCCGATGAACAAATAGCTCGTGGCTATGGAAACGTGGACTATACCGAGGTTATCTGGGAACAAAGTAAAGGTGAAACGATAGTCAATCGTATTCCTATTAGCCCCAGCCAGATGCGTAAAGCACAACTTGTTCCGCGCTATGACCTACTTGATCGTTATGTCAAGATGGTTGAAGGAGATCTCAAAACTGTTCCGACAGCTACCGGACCTCAGAAAGTTAGTGTCGCTGCCGAGCGTGCCAAAGTCATGGCAGCACGACGCATGATAAGTACCGCATGGAAACGAGGAGTTCTTCTCACTCCACGCTGGCAAATGGTCGTCAATCTTGACTCCATGCTGCGTAACTTCGCACACCTTGGAGTAATGGAATCCCTTGCCGGTTTTGGAAATCGGATGGATACGCTTCGTGCTCGCTGGTTGCAACGTGCCGGAGCCGATGTCCAAGGTATTGTTCTCCAAAAAGTTGACGAAGTGTTGACTAGAGCAGGCACAGATATTACTGATATGTCATTTGTTGATCGTGTACGTCGATATAACGAAACCGCAGAAGTCAGTTACAACGATTTGTTCGAAAGTGTCGTCAAGGACGAATACGCTAGAGGACGCCAACACCGGCGCACCGCATATATGACAGGCGCAGGCCTTTTCTTCGCTGGCCCCGTCGGAGCCGCAGCCGCAGGATCTCTGTACTCGCTTTATGCACGTAAAAGTCAGGTGTTGTTAGTTCGACGCCAGATCGCTGAAGGTTACGGCCAACAATTACTATTCGACGCTTCACATATGCTTGACGAAATTGAGCAAGCCGAACGAGCAATGCTCGCAGGACTTGACGATCGTAGTGTTATCGACCTTAATTTGATGACTCCCGAAGAAGTTGCCAAGTTGGGTGAAGACTCGACGCTTGCCGAAGTACTCGGACAAGCAAAACGGGATCGACATGAAGCAGCCAAATTGTTGATGGCTCGTTCCGAAGGCGTCACCGAGTATCAACGAATGGTCGTTGAAAACTTTCGGAAAGAGAGCCCGGAACTGGCCGGACGTTTTGATGAAGCCGCAGAACTTTTGGGCGATATTGGTTACGGCCAGTCAATGCTTGGCTCCAATGCGATCCCAAATGCGTGGGGCGATAATCCTCAGATACGGGCCATTACTGAACGGTCTAATAGCGCAAACCCGACTCGTCGTACGATCTGGTCCGACACAAATGCTGCGGTTCGTCGTAACGAACAGTGGGACCAAACTCACCAATATAATATCGAATTAGCATATGAAGCTGAAGCGTTTGTTCGTGCCTGGGACGAGTTCATGGGCCACCACGCATCAAGTCCTGGTCCAGCAGGCCAGGTTCCCGAGCGTGACTTCTGGCGTCAACAATGGCTAGGCCGCACTGATGACGAAGTGTTCGAGTGGTTAAGTACCGACGGGCGTCGTGTTCTCGGTAAACTTCCCGAAGAGTTTCGTACTCCCGAAGGGCGCATGGAACTGATCCGCCGTACCCGCTACGAGGCTAATAGTTTAGTTCCTAATATTCCCGAATTTGCTGTTGTGCGTCAACAGTTAGCTAGAGGCAATGATGTCAGATGGGCTCGTGACATGCAGCCGGTTGTTGACAGAATGGCCGCTGAAAGCGACGAAATGCTCGCCGCCGCTATAAAAAGCGGAGACATGGCCGATATTTCCTCAGCTACTACTGCCGGTCAAGTAACCGCCTTAGCGGTCCTCGAACACGTTGACGAAGCTGCTCATCTGCACGGAAGCCGGGCGGTTTCTAAAGCTGCTACACGAGTGCAGGAAATTTCCATGATTGGGCGCATCCGAAACTTCGCTGCCCAAATCGACGCTGACGGACTTCAAGCCATAAATAATCCGGCATTTGTGGAACGTGTAACTCCCATGATCGACTTTGGCAAAACCGTAACCGATTCGTCATATCTCGACGGGCTCAAAACCGGGACACAGATTGAACGAACAAAAGAAATAATTCGAACAGTGACGGATAACTGGTTCGAAAATATGACGATGGTCGAAGACACACTCTCACGTGGCACCATGTTTGAGGCAGCCTACGAACGTGCGATGGCAATCGAGATGCAACGATTCCGTCTACCTAACGGTAAATATCGTGTGAGCGGTGATGCGATACAAGAAATGTCGCAGCGAGCACGCCGCTATGCGCTTGCTGAAACCAAAAAGATTCTCTACGAACTTGCCGACCGAACCCGCTTCGAAGAAATCGCTACTGAACTGTTTCCATTCCTCGGGGCGTGGCAAGAAGTTGCGTCACGTTGGATTGGGCTTACAGGCGAAAACCCTGTGTTCGTTTCACGTGCACTACGAGGCTGGGGTCTGATAACAGGCGAGGACGAAAACGGTCAATCCAGAGTTGTTATCCAGGTACCTAAATTTATGGATGCAACCATTGGCAGTATGAAACTATTTGGCCCACTTTCGCATCTAGCAAACGAAGATATTGATCTTAACCTGAAGTCGGCTTCAATGATTGGGGCGCTGCCAGGATTCGGGCCACTTGTTTCTTTCGGTGCTTCAGAACTTATCGTAAAGAACCCCGAATTTGACGACGCTCTTGGTTGGATGTTGCCTTACGGATTTGTTGAGGGTGAAGATGTTACTCGTCGTTTTCTTAATGCTCACACACCGTCATGGGTTCGTAATGGGGCCAAAGCCGCTGGTATGACCGATGAGGGTAGAGCTAAAACTGCTGCCCGAGTTACCCAAGACATGATTACCCAATACACTGAGCAAGGCATTGACCTACCTGATACACCCGAAGCGCACGCCGACTTTGAGGCCGAAGTCGAACGTCGGACTAAAGCAATCTACGGAATTAGGATGCTGCGTTCCATTGCTGTCCCGGTTTCGTTTCGGCAACAGTCACCTTACTGGGGAATTATCTCCGAGTTTTGGCGAGTACAGGAAGAACATAGTCCTGAAATAGCTGACGCATGGCTGTTAGAAAACCATCCAGATTTGTGGGCGTTTACTGCCCGAACCACAATGGCAGACCAAGTGCGAGCCGGAACTCTTGAAGGACACGCAAACTATAAGAAACATCAAGAGTTTATTGACGAACACCCAGAATTAGCGGCGTTTGTTAAAGGCGAAGTAGGCGCAATCGACATTCAATTCAAATATAACCGTGCTGTTGCGGAACTTGAAGAACGAGAAGGCCGCCGAGATTACATGAACCCGTCCGGCATTCTTACAGATGCATCTCGAAGTATGGGTTGGCGTGAGTGGCGAGTGTTCAGAAACTCAATGGATAACCAGTTACGACTAAGAGCACAGGGCGGAGGCTCATCAAGCCTGTTGGCTAACTCAAACTTTGATTTGTGGCAACAACGCCGAACTTTTGTCGAAGATCTCGGGGGTCGCAACTCACAATGGCTTGAAGATTTCAACACGTTTGGGCAACCAGAAACCCAACGCAAAGTACTGCAAGGGTTTAGAGATCTTCTCTCTGACCCCGAATTTGCATATCGACCTGAGACTCCTCAGATAGCGAAATTTATTAATATGCATGACAAAATTGCATACGACATGCTTCGCCGTGCCGAATCGTCGGATAACCGCAACTATCTGCGTTTAAGTTACTCCGGGAACCAAGATCTACGTCAAGAATGGGATGTCTGGGTTTTGCATGTGTTGAGTTGGCCCGACTTCGGTTCTATATATGACAGGTATTTTAGTAACATGGACACAATTTCCGTAAATAATCTTCCTTCAAGGGAAACATAATGGCTGACGATAAAGACTGGACTCCTGGCTATAAGCGATTAGTAAGTTTTCTCGGTCGCACTTTTTCTAGAATTTTTCGTGAAGGTGTCGTTTTCGAACGCCCAGATATTAGTGAGGAAGACAAAGAATCGTTAAAGGTATGGTTGCTGGAATTTTGGGACAATCTCTCATTTGAAGGCCGGGAAGAACTTATAGAAGAAGATCCCAATGGATTTTGGGCACAGTGGAACGAGGGTATAATCCCTCAGCTTCAACGTGAGCACGCCGAAGCTGAGGAAGAAGCTGAATTAACTCCGTCGGCAGCGGATCGCATAGCAGAAGAATGGAAAGAAACTGGAATCGCTCCTGAGGACATTCCCAAAGATGTTCAAGGACGAGTTATTCCCGTTCCTGAACGTGGCGAAGCTCGTACTGCCTTAGAACGTATTCCAGACCCAACAGGATCGGGACGTTCGTTAGTACCCGATACGTATATCAACGCACAGATTAAACCTGAAGAATGGGCTATCTTCGTTCCGGTCGAGTGGGGCGCTCCCGAAGGTCCGGTCGATCCTGGTGAGATAGCAGCCCGTGACTTTGCAGGTCAACTCGGTGTTAGAGATGAAGAAATATTTGAGGTTCGCCCTGAGTCACCGATTCTTCAGTCGGTAATGGGCGAAGACTATATGTCGCTGCGGTGGAAGGAAGATCCAAGCGAGTTGGGTATGGCTTTCAGTTCAGCGATGCTCGAAGATGTCCCGTTTACCGTAAACGATGCTTTCGGAATTTATAAGGGACAAACCGCTGAGAATCAGCGTCTTATCGCCCAGGGATTAGCTTTGGGGACTGGCAATACTTCGTATATGTATTCTGCAATCGGTGACAGAATGTTTACCGATCCTGACGCTATCTATGACGAGGAAAATGTGCGTCTTGCATTTATCCAGTTAAGGAAATATGCGGCGTCGGTTGCAGATGTAACAGAAGGTGGATTCCAAACGCTTGGCGATGAGTTCGTTCCAGAGGTTTCTGATCCCCAAGCAGTAGAAGATTATTCTGACCAAATCTTTGAGTTAGCAAAGAACGCTGGTGCAGTCATCCAGATCGGAAGCGCTTACGGTAACGCTATCGCATCCCAAGTTATGGCTTCTCTCACCGGTAAGAGTGGTGATGATCCTCGGTTCCGGTCACTTGTCGCAAAGTGGACCGATGACATTCAGCGTGAAACAATGGGTCGGAGAAACATTAGCCAAACTGAAATACAGGCAATGTTTGGTGAACGTATTGAAGAAGAGTATGCAGAAGATGTTGCTAGTAATGAAGATTTAGTTGACGCTGGGATGCTGGCTGAAATTATGGGAATTAGAGTCTGATGAATAAACCTAAAGATGAACTTGTTTATATAGGCGAAGAAACACTCGGTATTCGCCTGTATGAAATGGGTCTTCGAAACAAAGATTTAGTTGAAGCTCTTGCTATTGCCTACCAAGAATCAAAGTTTGCCATAAACGACAAGTATTATAACGACAAATCCAAAGACGATTCTTACGGCGTCTTTATGGTCAACTTCTATGGAGATTTGGAAGACGAACGTGTACGTCGGCTTGGATTAGAAAAAGAAGAGTTGCTTGACTTTGAAAATAATTTGCGTGGCTTCGCCATGCTTTTCAAAAGTCGTGGGTACACCTTTAAGGACTGGTCAACTCATCCGTCGAGTGAAAACTTTGATCCAGCGAAAAGGCGTGAATGGAATAACGCTGTTCGAATAGCAAAAGAGACTATTAACGGTTTAGCTGCCGACGGTCTAATTGGTTCCGAAGGTGACGAAGATTGGAGAATCGCTGACGACGACCACGAGTTATTTAGCTATGTTATTAACCCTGAAATAGCTCGTGTCCAAAAAATACTTAATGACCGATACGGACATGACTTTGATCTTGACGGAGATACAGGAAGCGGCCCACAGCTAGACATTTGGGCTGATGCTGTTAGGGATTTACAGGAAGATATAGGGGTTACTGTTGACGGGGATTGGGGACCGAATAGCCAAGCTGCGTTTAATCAGGCATTCCCTGACCTTGGTCAAACGGGCGAAATCAAAAACCGGCTTGGTACTCAGGCCATTGTTTATGACGATCAGGGCAATATTGTTTCTGGTGGTCCTGAAGTTATGGTCGGAGAAACAGTTGGTTTCGAAGGTCCGCCTACTGATGCTCCTTTTGTTGTCGAAGAAGAAGGAATAGAAGTCCAAGATCCAAATATTTCTGGTCAGGCTGGTAACCCGGCACAAGATTTAGAAGAAGTAATCGAAGCGGTAACTCCGAATATAGATATCATCATGTTTGAGTACTTGCGGGGTAACCCAAGTGTTCTTGTCGAGCATCCGTTGACCGGCGAAATGGTTGATTTAGTTGGATTAATCCAAGAAAATCCTCTTGGGCTTGAAAGTGGGAGTGAGAAAAAGAAACAGTGGATGAAAGGTCTGTACTACCAAACAGACCACTACCAAGACAGCGAAGAAGGCCGAGCCGACCGAGAATACCAGTGGACTTCCGAAGGTGAAGGCGACGAATGGTCTACACGACGTAAAAGTCTTGTAGCTATACAGGTCGAGCAAATCGAACAACTACTCGGTCAAGCCAATATCAATTTGGGTGAAGCAGAGATCTTAGAGTTAGCTAAAACCGTTTGGCTTATGGGACTCAATCCCAATGAGCTTCTAGATTTTATGACGACAGCCACCACCATTGGTGGCGAACAGATCATGGGATTCGGGGAAGGGGCTCCAGCCGGAGGAACTGTTTCGGCTTTCAGAACAAGTATCAAAGATATTTATCGACGCTATTTGATGGACCCTGATGAGGAAGTACTTGCCCGCCGTTCACAGCAGCTTTTCTCGGGGGAAACAACTATTGATCTTGTTGAAGATGAGATGATCGAACAAGCCGCTTTGTTGTTCCCTGCTTGGGCTACTCGAATTGAGGCAGGTAAATCTCCACTTGAAATTGTGGGAGCTTACAACGGGATTTTCAATTCGGTGTTGGGTTATTCGCCGCAGTGGGATGGACGCAATCGGGATATGGCGGTGACGTTAGGTGGTTTGATGGTTGAGGGTGAGGAGCCGGGGACTGCGATGTCTGGTGGCGATTTTGCTCGTTGGCTTCGAACTACTGAAGAGTACGATCAGAGTCCTCGGGGGATTAATGATGCTTATCAGCTTGTGACTGGTTTGGGTCGAGCTATGGGAGCGGTGGCGTAATGGTTATGATGCCTGACGACATTTTTGATGTCGATGCTGAAGGGAATCTGATTTCCCGTAGGGAAGGTTCCAAGGATGAGCGGGCTGCGGCTAAAGCAGCTATTGGTTGGACTCCTGAACGAGGCGTAGAAGCTGGACAGACCTTTGTCCCTAATGTGCGTCGATGGATTTCGGGGCAAGGCTGGGTCGAGCCGATTTCTACCGAAGAAAATCCTGAACTCGGTGCCGGTTATTGGAGAACAGATGTACCTGGAGGGGCACCAGGAGGTATCCCCCATTCATATATTTCCGGTGAACCCATTCTTCCTATCGACAAACTTCCAGGCGATGATGAAAGCCCGTACGATAAGTGGGAACGATGGAAACGTGACGAGAACATTCGTGGCGCTAAAGCAATCATTGAAGGTTTTCTTAAGAAATTTGGGTTAGGGGAACTGACAAGTATTGCTATGGGATGGGCAGAATCAGGTATGAGCAGCGATGCCATGCTTGTCGAACTTCGCTATGGTGCTGATCCGACGGTCCGAAAAGTTTATGATGGGCGTTTCCCTGCGATGCAAGCACGACGAAACGCTGGATTTCGTGAGATATCTGAAGGAGAATATTTAGATTTCGAACGTGGCATTCTACAAATCGCCAGTCGAGCCGGAATCGAAGCAGACTTCCTTGCCGGTGATGCACGTACTATGGCAGAAGATGGTGTTACCGCCCTTATCGGTGGCGACGTTTCTTTAGCCGAGTGGCGAGATCGTGTAGGAATTGCTGAAGAAGCTGCCAATAGTGCTAATGACGAAACCATCGCTTTGTTGCGTTCACGTTACGGCTTTGGTCAGGGCGATATTGTTTCAAGTTTCTTAAATCCTGAACTCACCAAAAATATTGTTGATGCTCGACGAGAGTTCGGTGCAGCAGGATTAGCTGCCCAATCCCAAATTACTCTTGGACCAACCCAAACATTTTCTCAGGAGCTTTCCGAAGATCTGCAACGCATGAATGTTCAGCAGCGTGAAGTAGCTGCAAGACTTTCACCGCTCCAAGGATTAACAACTAGTCTTCTTTATAGCGGCGGTCTTTCCGGGGATGTGTTAGGAGGTGCCGCATTCGGGACAACTGCGGCTGATTCGAGTCGGGTTCGTCGCACGCAGCAAGGCAGAGCGGCACAATTCTCAGGTGACTCAGGGTTGTTGGCAACTCGTGAAGGGCTTACCGGATTCGGACGAGCGACCTAGTTAGTGTCACATAGATACACGGTTGAACAGATCTACCATTTCTCGTGTGCTGAGTGTAAGAACTGGTGGTCTTATGCGTCGGAGGAGATGACACTACCGTTATATATGCGGCAGAACTCTATCTGTCCGCATTGTGGGCACAAAGATTCGTCTATTCCTTCAGGGCTCAATGAAGATGCACTCCCCAGGGCATTCCTCGGCTGCTTCGATTAACGCATCAATGTCTTCGTCGGGGACTGTAGCCATGCCTTCACTCATCTTATGGATGGGTTCACCTTTGGGAGAACCCTTTGGGCCGTAGAGGTTCGGCCAGTCGGGCTCTTTTACATAAGCCAAACCGTCGGCGTGCATGTCAAACACTGACGGGCAGATCTCTACGCAGATACCATCGCCTGTGCATAAATCTTGGTCAATCCAAACTTTCATAGTACGAAAGATACCACTGGTTTCATTGGTACTTGACGTAACCCTACTGCGGTAGGTACATTAGTTGTGTTGCCTGGCCCTTAGGTAGGCGAGCTATTCAACAACCCCCCATCCGAGGTACCACCGCTGAGGATGCGTTTAGACAGGTGAGTGACATATGACAGATTCCGACTCCACTGGCAACAGTGAAACTGGTTCTGGCAGTTCAACCGAATCGAAACCCAACTGGCGACGTGAAATGGAAACTCGTTTGAAGGACGCTGAGGCGAGAGCTTCAGATGCCGAAGATCGGGCTTCTAGTTATGAACGTCGTGATACGTTTCGCTCAGCAGGACTTGATCCTGATGACGCACGTGTCAAGTATTTCGTGAAGGGCTATGAAGGTGAACTCGATGCTGAAGCTATCCGTCAGGAAGCTACGGCGGCAGGGTTCTTAGGTGTTGATTCACCCCAGATGGCTCAATCTTCTGAATTTAACGATATGTTGAGTACGGAGCAGCGAATACAAATTGCGGGTGAAGGTGGAGATCCGGTGTTACCACCTGATTTAGACTCACAAATTAAAGCAACAAACAATGAAGATGAACTTCGGGAGTTGCTAGAGTCGAATGGTATCTTGTGGGGCGCAGCTACCTGACCGTTCGCTAAGTCGTTGGAGTCCTAACCATAGGACTCACTGTGGCTTATACACCACCTCTATCCTTAACTAACCCAACCGGGACTGGTCAATTAACGAACCAGGTAACTACGGCGTTCGAACAGATCGCCTATTTTGCCTTACGTTCACAACCTCTCTATGAGATGGTTGCGGATGTTCGTTCGACTGCACAGAGCCATAATGCGGCAACTGTGCAATTCACGTTCTATCCGAATATGGCTCAGGTTACCGGAACACTTACTGAGGCGACAGACGTTACACCTGTTGCTCTCTCCGACTCCAAAGTAGATGTTGCTTTGGCTGAGTATGGTAGCTCAGTCATCACGACTGCTTTGATCCGAGGCACTTCATTCTTGAATGTTGATGCCGATGCCGCCAACATTATTGGTTACAACATGGTCGATTCGCTCGACAAAGTTGTTTCTAATGTGATTATGGCTGGCACTAACGTCATTTATGCTCAGGGATCAGCGGGCTCACGCCCAACGTCCCGTGTCGGTATTTCTGACGCCGCAACATTTGGCGCTCAGGAAGGCCGTCAAGCAGTAGCTTCACTCCGTGGCGACTCCGCTCCCGGCTGGGAAAACGGAAACTATATGGCAATCATCCACCCGGATGTTTCCTATGACCTTCGTGGAGAAACAGCGGTAACTGACGTTATCCAATACCAGTTGTACCAAGACGGTGCACCAGTTCGTGCAGGCTCGATCGGCACGTTCAACGGTATCAACTATATTGAGAACCCTCGGGCTCCCATATTGGATGATGCTGGTGCTACCAGTACAACCAACGTTTACCAGACCATTGTTTGTGGTCGTCAAGCTCTGGCAAAGGCTTTCAGCCGTGCACCAGGCTTTGGCGAGCAACCAAGCATCGTATTCGGTCCTGTGACTGATACTCTGCGTCGGTTCAACCCTGTGGGCTGGTATCACCTTGCTGGATGGGGTATTTTCCGGCAGGCATGTATGCAACGTATTGAGTCATCCTCATCTATCGGTGATAACACCTGATAGTTGTTGCAATCTGAGGCGTGGGGGGGTCAGGTTTTCCCCTTTCCCTGGCTCCCCCGCTTCTCTCTGCTACTATTTGACTTATGCCAGTCGTAAAAGGAAAACATTACCCTTATACCGCTAAAGGTAAAAAGGCCGCTGCTGTAGCGAGGAAGAAAAAGAATGTCAGAACCAAAGCCAAACGCTGATGTAAACATTCGGCCTAAGACCATTACTGGTATCGGAGGGTCGAAGAATGGCTAGTGGCCTTTTCTGTCTGCCAATGGAATACAACTTGGAGCAGACAGCCAACTTTAATATCGATTTTAATGACACGACTGCTGATCGTTTCAAATGCATGTTGACGACAGCTTCGTGGACACCGAACTACAGCACCCATTCGATTAAGTCTGATGTGACTAACGAGGTGTCTGGTGCCGGGTATAGCGCTGGTGGGGAGTCGTTGACTTCTATCACGTTCGCTACGAGTGCCGGTACGATTACTTGGGACGCAGCGGATGTCGAGTGGACTTCGAGCACGATTACGAGTGCCCGTTACGCCGCTATTTATGATGATTCGTTGACTAACGATCCTCTGATTTGTGCTATTGACTTCGGTGGAGATTTCTCTACCACCTCTGGTACGTTCAAAATTACTTGGAATGCAAGCGGAATCTTTACGCTTGACCTCACCCCGTAGGAGTAAATAATGGCGATCCCCACCTCGGGTTATCCCACCACCCTTGACGACACGAGCGCTTCACCCGGCGTAACGATTGAGTTTCCTCAACCGGGTTCGTCAACGGATTTGGATGCAACCAACGTCGAACACGATCTGTTGCACAGCAACGGTTCGTTGGCGATTGTGGCATTACAGACGAAACTGGGTATTACTGACTCTAACGCTGCGGCGAATCAGGTTCTTGTAGGGTCTGGTGCTTCGACTACTGCGTGGGGTTCGACGCTTACGTCAATGACCCTTGCAGGAGCCACTTTGTCTGGTGCTGTTACCGGTGCCGACCAAGTGATGTCGGCGGTCACTCACAAGGATTATTCCGAAACCGTGTACGCCGGTGGAGACACTGGCGCTGCACCAGCGATTGATGAAACTGACGGCAACGTCCAAACACATACGTTGAACTCTGCGACGGTGACCTTTGCGTTACCTGCCGCTGCGGGTCTTCAAGCCGGTACGAGCCTTACCCTGATTTTAACTCAGGACGGTTCCGGTTCTCGTGCTGGAGTATTTCAGGTGAGTGGTGCTACTACTCTCGTGAAATGGGCTGGCGGTACTGCACCGACATTAAGTACGGGGGCTGCCGACATAGATATTCTTACGTTTATGACCATTGATGGCGGCGCTACACCTACTTGGTATGGGTTTGTCGCTGGGCAGGATATGACCTAATGCCTTTCGGGGTTGAAAAAGCTGCGTTGCTGGGTGCCGCTGGAGCAGGCGGTGTGGAATTATCTGGTGGTACAGAATCGTCATCTGGTGGCTACAACTATTACACCTTTAACACGACTGCCATTCTGACTGTTACTGGTGAAGGCGAGGTTGATCTTTTGCTGGTTGCTGGTGGCGGAGGCGGCGGAGGCCAATGGGGTTATACTGGAACTTCTGCTGGTGGTGCCGGTGGTTACCGCACTAAAGATGCGATAACGATATACGAGGGCACTTATACCTGCACTGTTGGTGCTGGTGGTGCCGGAGGCGCTTCCGATGCCCGTGGCAGTAAGGGAGTGAATAGTTCTATCGCCCAAGCCACTGGTTCTGGGTGGTCAACTCTTACTGCTACCGGCGGCGGTGATGGTGCTTGGTCGTTTGCTCCTTCCGCTGCGACGGGGGGTTCTGCTGGTGGTGCCGCTTATTGGCAAAATAGCTGGAACTCTAGCGGTGCGGCTGGCAACGAGGGTGGCTACACCCCAGTTGAAGGCTATGGCTCCAACAATTCGAGTGTTACGGTAGCTTCCGGTGGTGGCGGCGCTACTGAAATGGGGAGTAACCCAGGAGCCGACGGTGCGTGGTGGGGAGGGAGTGGCGACACTTGGTATGACAGTGTTGCCAGAGGAGGGGGAGGCGGTTATTACGACACAGACCACGGCTATTTGTTTGGTGGTGCTGGTAGTAGCCGTGATGCAGGGGTAGCTAATACTGGCGGTGGTGGTGGAGCTAGGAGAGGCCCAACTCTTGCTGCCGGTGGCTCCGGTTGCATCGTGTTTAGAGTGGCAGCATAATCATGGCTCACTTCGCAAAGATCGAAAACGGAATCGTTGAAGAAATACTGGTTGTTGCTAACGAACAAGAACACCGAGGGCAAGAGTTTCTCGCCAATGACTGCGGTCTAGGGGGGACATGGGTTCAGTGTTCTTACAACCACAACATTCGCAAACAGTTCCCCGGCATCGGGTACAGCTACGATTCTTCAGCCGATGTTTTTATTAGCTCTCAGCCATTCCCATCGTGGTCCCTTGACGATAACTACGAGTGGCAGCCACCTACTCCAATGCCTGAAGGATCGTGGACCGATAAGTTACCGGGCATTTTGGGGCCAGACCATCCTGATATGGAGCAGTCTCCTTACCGTTGGGATGAAGATTCTCTTACTTGGGTTTTGATTGCCGATAACCCTCCATTTTGATGGAACTCGTAGACGCACCCGGCAAAGTTAATACCGGTCGGCCACTAAAACCCTTCGGAATAGTCGTACACCACACCGCCTCTAATCGTAACGCTGACCCCGACAACGTGGTCGCCCTATGTATTCGTGGCGTCAACAAGGTGCCTGGACCTTTATATAACTACCTCATAAAACGTGATGGTACCATTGTCAAGTTGACTGCTGAGAACGTGAAAGCTAATCACGCTGGCCGTGGTTTACAAACAGTATTAACAAGAACACAGAAAAACCTTCCTGTTTTGGGTGACGCATCGAAACCAGGAAAGATCAGTGCTAACTCCCGCTTCATTGGGGTATCAATTATTAATGATGGTTTGGGTGAGGATGTGCCCGAGGCTCAGATGGACGCATTAGTTGACTTGTGCGCCTTTCTGTGCGACGGACACAAATGGAACCCGGACT